GAGCAAACCAGAGCATGATAAAGAAGATAATGATTTTTTTGTGAAGTTAGCAAAAGAGAATATGGATTATATTGACAAGTTAGTATATGCATATCTCTGGGGCTTGGAAGCAAAAATACAAGTGAAAGATATGATAAGTGAAGTTGCCTAAATTTAAATACAATGAAGATAATTTATTAGATGATGTTTTTGAGTATATCAAAAGTACATATGGTCAACACTATGTTGGTAATAAAGAGATACAAACTTTAGATGTTTGGGAAAGTATGGGCATAGCAGAAGATATGTGTTTAGGTACTATCGTTAAGTATGCTATGAGATACGGAAAGAAAGATGGTAAGAATAAAAAAGACTTACTAAAAATTATACATTATGCTATATTAGCATTACATTATGGAGGACACGGTGAAGCATATACTAAGCAAGACAAATGATAGTGAACTAACTAATGTTCAAGAAGGAGACAGTCAACCTAATGCTGTCGATCTAAGAGTCAGTAAAATATTTAAAATGGATGGTCAGTTTCTTATTAGCGAAGATAAGAAAGTCCATAGAACTACAGAAGAACTTATTCCAGATGAAAAAGATTGGTGGTCTCTTGATACAGGAGTCTATGAAATAGTAATGGAAAACATAGTCAGTGTTGGTGAAGGATATGCTGGCTTTGTTATAACAAGATCAACTCTCAATAGAAATGGTGTATTTATTACAAGTGGTTTATACGATAGTGGATACCATGGAGTAATGGCTGGAGCATTACATGTAAGAGGTGGTAAAACTTATATAAAAAAAGGAACCAGAGTAGGACAGTTTATAATGTTTGAAGCAGAGACTTTATCATTATATGATGGAAGCTATGGTATAGGAAAACAACATGATAACAAATATGGAGAAGTAAGTGGAAATAAGCATTGATATAGGAAAACTAAGAGAAAGAAAAATATTCGTTGCTACACCAATGTATGGTGGTATGGCTGGAGGACAATATTGTAAGTCTACTGCAGATCTATCAGCTTTATGTGCTCGATATGATATTAAGCTATCATTCTTTTATTTGTTTAATGAAAGTTTGATTACTAGAGCTAGAAACTATCTTGTAGATGAGTTCTTAAGATCAGATATGACTCATTTAATGTTTATTGATAGTGATATTGGTTTTGATCCAAATGATGTTTTAGCTCTTGCTGCTTTAGCAGAACCTGGATCAGATAAAGATATAGTATGTGGACCTTATCCGAAGAAAACTATATCTTGGGAAAAGATCAAGAGAGCAGTAGATAGAGGCTTTGCTGATGAGAACCCAAACAAGTTAGAAAAGTATGTTGGTGATTATGTATTTAATCCTGTAGAAGGTCAAACAGAGATAAAGATAAACGAGCCAGCAGAAGTGTTAGAAGGTGGTACTGGATTTATGATGGTACAGAGAAGTGCATTTGAAAGATATGCTAAGGCATATCCAGAGTTTAGTTATAAACCAGATCACATAAGAACTAAAAACTTTGATGGCACAAGAGAGATTATGGCTTACTTTGATTGTGTTATCTGTCCTGATACTAAACGATATCTATCAGAGGATTATATGTTTTGTCAGTGGGCAAGAAAAGCTGGAATAAAAGTTTGGATGTGTCCTTGGATGAAACTATCACATATGGGTAGTTATATGTTTGGTGGTAGTTTAGTTGATCTAGCTCAGATCGGAGCAGCTGCGACTGCTAATCCTAATGAGTTAGGAGGAGGGAAGCCATTAGCAAGGTAGTAGGTATTGAACCTATTTCGTTAAGATATATTTATGATGAGGATAGTATGGAACTAAGTGAACGAACAACGAAAATATTAAAGAACTTTAGTACAATAAACCAATCAATAGTATTTAACACTGGTAATGTTATAAGAACGATCAGTCCTTTAAAAACTATTATGGCTCAAGCTACAGTAAATGAAAACTTTCCATTTGAGTTTGGAATATATGATCTTAACCAGTTTCTTGGTGTAGTAAGTTTATTTAAAACACCTGAGTTTGATTTTAATGAGAAGTATGTAACTATACAATCGAACTCTGCATCAAGTAACTATTTCTTTACAGACAAGTCTATGATTGAGACACCACCTGCAAAGACATTAGATATGGCAACAAGATTAGTTGCATTTTCAATGACAAGTGAAGAGATAAAAAGTTTACTTCAAGCAGCTAGTGTATTGTCATTACCAGAGATTGTTATAACTGGTGATACAAAAGAAATAAAAATAACAGCAAGTAATATTAAGAATAGTAGTAACCATAACTTTACAAGAGTTGTTGGTGAAACATTCGCAAGTTTTAAATTTATAATAAAAGTGGATAATCTTAAAATGTTGCCACATGGATATGATGTTGCTCTTACAAATACTCCAGCCAATATGGTTGAGTTTTCAAGTCAAGATGATAACATAAAATATTGGGTTGCAGCAGAACAAGATTCAGTATATGATGGAGAATAATGGAAGAATTTCTTTGGGTTGAAAAGTACAGACCAAAAAAAGTACAAGATACAATATTACCAGATCAATTAAAGTCAACATTCAACGACTTTGTTAAACAAGGTATTCCAAACTTACTATTGAGTGGAGGTCCTGGTGTTGGAAAGACAACGATAGCTCGAGCTATGTTAGAAGAATGTAAAAGTGACTATCTAATAATTAATGGAAGTATGAATGGTAATATTGATACGTTGAGAAATGATATAAAGAACTATGCAAGTACAGTTAGTATAGTTGGTGGAAGAAAGTATGTTATATTAGATGAAGCTGATTATCTAAATCCACAAAGTACTCAGCCTGCATTGAGAAACTTCATGGAAGAGTATAGTAAGAACTGTGGTTTCATAATGACTTGTAACTATAAGAATAGAATTATAGAACCATTACACAGTAGATGTAGTATAGTAGAGTTTAAAATATCTAATCAAGAAAGACCGAACTTAGCTAAACAGTTCTTAAAAAGAGTCAAAACTATATTAGATAATGAAGGTGTACAGTATAGTGATAAATGTGTTGCTGAACTTATAGTTAAATATTTTCCAGATTGGAGAAGAGTTATAAACGAGCTTCAAAGATATAGTAGTAACGGTAATATAGATAGTGGAATTTTAACTCAAGTAAGTGATCAATCGTTTAAGACATTAGCAAGACACTTGAAGGATAAAGAATATAATATAATGAGAAAGTGGGTTGCTGATAATATTGATAATGATAGTACAACTATATTCAGAAAACTATATGATAATAGTAATGATATGGTTAAGAATGAAAGTATTCCAATGTTAGTTTCTATTATTGGAGAATATCAATACAAGAGTGCATTTGTAGCTGATCATGAAATAAACTTAGTTGCATGTTTAACTCAGATAATGTTGGAGTGTGATTTTAAATAATGGCAAGAAGATTACAAACTATAGTTCATGAAAAAACTTATAAGAGAACAAGTATAGGTGGAGGTAAAATTAAAACTTCATCTATGAATAAACATAAGAAAAGATCGTTTAAAAAATATAGAAGGCAAGGAAAATGAAGCCTTTTGATTATGTAAACAGTATATCATCAAATAAGAATATAAAGATGGATAGTAAGTTAGATGAGTCAATTTATAATCCATTTATAACTAATCGAGCTCTATCATATTTTATTGATACTATACTTGTAGCAAATGAAATGAATATTAATCATCATCTTGAAAATAAACTTCAATATGAATATTTACTAAATAAAGTTAGAAAACGTAAGAGATTTTCTAAATGGCATAAAAATTTAGATGATAATAATATAGAAATAATTAAACAATATTATAAAGTTAATAATAATAAAGCGAAGATAATACTTTCAATATTGAATGAGAAGCAATTAGATAGTATTAGACATAAATTAGATAAAGGTGGATTGAAATGACAATTGACACAGATAAAATGATAGAGGTGAAGCTCAAAGCAGCAGACGACTTCCTTAAAATAAGAGAAACATTAACAAGAATAGGTGTTGCATCTAAGAAAGATAAAACGCTATATCAATCTTGTCATATTCTTCATAAGCAAGGAAGATATTTTATAGTACATTTTAAAGAACTATTCGCACTAGATGGAAAGCCTTCCAACTTCACAGAGAACGATATTTCAAGAAGAAATACAATTGCAAATTTATTATCGGAGTGGGGATTACTTGAATTAGTAATTCCAGAGGCTTCGAAAGAACCAGTGAGCCCAATCAATCAGATAAAGGTATTACCTTTCAAAGAAAAAAATGAATGGGTATTGACTGCAAAGTATAACATTGGAAAGAAACAAAGTGAAAAGGAGGAAGGTAATAATGTCAACGAAACTTAACATTACTGGTGTAGACGAAAAACCTAAAATGGGTCCAGGTGAGTTTTCATTGGGTGATAACAACCAAATGAATAACGAAGGATTATGGACAAAAAGTCAAGGTGGTACTGAAAGAATGTATCAAAGACTTATCAAAGAATTACCAAAAGAATTATCAGATCAGTTTCAAATAATTTGTAGTAGAGTTCGTGAACTTGATGCTAATAAGAAAAAGGTTTTGTGGCTTCATGATTTATGGAACGATCCAGAAAACGATCATTTGAAAGATGATTTATTAGTAAAAAGATTTGAAAGATTAGTATTTGTAAGTAATTGGCAAATGCATAGTTTTAATATGGGTCTTGGTGTAAAATATGATGATAGTATAGTTTTAAAAAATGCTATTGATCCTATTGATGAAAAGTTAATTAATAAACCTGATCCTAAAAAAGAACTAAGATTAATTTATCATACAACACCTCATAGAGGATTAGAATTATTAGTACCTGTATTTGAATACTTAGATAAACATCATAAGAATATTCATTTAGATGTCTTTAGTAGTTTTGAGATATATGGTTGGGGTCATAGAGATAAACAGTATGAGCATGTATTAGATAAATGTAAATCTCATCCTAATATAACTTACCATGGTTTTGCTGATCATAGTAAAGTAATGGAAGCGTTAGGAAAAGCACATATATTTGCATATCCAAGTATTTGGGTTGAAACAAGTTGTATAGCTGTATTAGAAGCTATGAGTGCTAAATGTATAACTGTATGTCCTAATCTAGGTGCTCTTCCAGAAACTTGTGCTAACTTTGCAAGTATGTATCAGTGGACAGAGGATCCAAATATACATGTAAACAGATTTGCAAGTATACTAGATGGTACGATAAAAGCAATAAGAAATAATCTTGATTGGACAAAACAACTTACAGTACAAAAGAACTTTTTTGATAATTTCTATGATTGGAGGTTTAGATCACAAGAATGGAAAGTATTATTAGAAGGATTATCACAAAATAAAAAATAAAAAATTGTAACTCCTTGATATTCGCAGAATATTATTTTGTATATCCCTGTTGTCTTTATTAAAAAAGTATGAGATGATAAGATAATGAGAGATATTAATTTTAAATAAGGAGTGAATATATGATGTTAATTGATCCAAAAAACCCATACGCAATACCACCTAAGAAGGTAGATAATGAGTTAGGTATCTACAATGCTGACTATGAAAACTTTATGCATTTTGCTGAGCAATCAATTGGTGAGTGTGAGCATATTGAAGAGTATAGAGGTCTTATTGCAAGATTCTTAGAAGAATATAATAGTATTTGTTATAAAACTGAAGAAGTTAAAATAAATGAATACTGTCCTGAAGTAACTGCTTATCTACTATACAATCATGTTAGTTGGATGTGGAATGAATTTTGGTCAAAGTATAACTAGGAGAGATTATGAATATGTTATTTTTTAGTTTAGGATTTGTTTTTGCTGTAATTGGAGCAGGAGCTGTTGACGGAACAGCAACAATATCAACTGTTGTCTTTTGGTCAGGAATGAGTATAATAAGTTTTATAATAGGATTAATAATTGGAGAAAAGGAGTAAATTATGATATCTAAACAACTAAGACAAGCTATTGAGAAATATAATATTATCAATACAAGAGGATCTGATCAAGAGATCAGAGATCAAGAAAATTTAATTAAACAATTCTGTGATGTTGAAGGGATTGATGTTGAATCTGCTTTCGAGGAGGCTATGTAATGTATAAAATAAGTTTCCAAGAAGAATTGTGGGGTAATCTATATGATACATATAAAAGAAAAGAAATTCCACCTGGAGTTGCAGATCTTGTAGCAGTTAGAAAAGCTGATGAGGCATTTATAGAAATATTAAACGAGGACCAAGTATCATGATTGAAAGTTTAGCATTTGGAATACTTGTAGCTCTTGCTTATGTTGTAGGAGAGTATACAGGAAGAAAAAAAAGAGAGCGTGAAATACATGCTAAGATAATTGAAAACACATTGAAAGAATTACAACAAGATCATGTTTTAGAAATGATCGGTAATGATATATTTGCAGGAACTAAAAAGAGAGGAGATGAAGATGCAAAGCACTAAACAACCATGGGATTGGAGAATACAAGAAACTTTAGTAAAAGAAGTTTTACGTTTGGATCCAGAGAATGAATACATTAAGAAGTGGTGTGAGATGACAAACCATCATGGCGCTAATGTCAGAAAAGCAAGAGATTATTATTTAAAACATAAAAAGTCTCCTGAAGAAAATGGAGAGTATCCTGAAGGAAGTTGTATATGATGAAATTTTTTAATTATGTTTTTGTAAAACCAAAACCTAAAGTTATGAACGAAAAAGAAGCACTTAGGTTAAGATTATTTGCAAATAGTAATGCATTAGATAAAAGATAGTTGTATTTAATTAAAAAATGGTATATAGTATAGATTATGAAAAAAAGTAGATTAGAAAAATTTAAAATATGGGCTGAAAAGTTTCAATTC